AAGGTGGTTCAAAGAAAAGACCACCTAGCTCCCAGAAAAGAAGATTTGGAAGTAAAAGAAGGAAACGATGACAATACCAAAAGTAATAGATAGAAGAGCAGTATGGCTAGAAGGATTATCCTTGCATGCCGCAGAAGTGTTGAAGAAACTTCAAACACGACAAGTGAATGGAATAACTCCAACTGATGCTGAAACTGATATTATTGATTTATGTGGTGGCTATTTATATCTTCTACAACTTGCAAAAGAACACGGACTCTTTGACTCCGACGATCCCTTTAACCTATTTGAAAAAGAGACCTTACATTGATTGAAATAAGTCGTTCTGATGTAGTGCAAGACTACTTAATGGACATGAACCCAGAAACTCGTTTTATTAAATTACCTATTGAAGGGTATCTTGATTTACTCAATGTCACACCAAACACTTCCCAGACTGCAATTATTAATGCAATCAACAATCCTAAATATCGTTTTGTCTGCGCAGCAGTATCACGACGACAAGGAAAAACATATATCAGCAACATTATAGGACAGCTAACCTGTTTAGTACCAGGAGCTCACGTACTATTAATGTCCCCAAACTATTCATTATCTCAAATCTCATTTGACTTACAGAGAAATCTCATCAAGCATTTTGACTTAGAGGTAACACGAGACAACGCAAAAGATAAAGTTATTGAACTATCAAATGGTTCTACAATACGAATGGGTTCTATCAATCAGGTAGACTCAGTAGTTGGTAGAAGTTATGATCTCATTATATTCGATGAAGCAGCACTTACAGATGGACGAGATGCCTTCAATGTTGCACTCAGACCTACACTAGACAAAGAAAACTCAAAAGCAATTTTTATATCTACTCCAAGGGGTAGAAATAATTATTTTGCAGAATTTTATTACAGAGGCTACTCAGAAGAGTTTCCAGAGTGGTGTAGTATAAAGGCAACATATCATGAGAATCCAAGAGTAGCAGACGCAGATATTGAAGAAGCCAAAAAAACAATGTCCCAAGCAGAATTTAATCAAGAATACATGGCAGACTTTAATGTATTTGAAGGACAAGTATGGGCATTTAATCACGAAGAATGCACAGCAGATTTAAAAGAATTAGATACTAGTCAAATGGATGTCTTTGGAGGACTCGACGTAGGGTATAAAGATCCTACTGCATTTTGTGTTATCGCATACGACTGGGATAAACAGAAATACTACTTAGTAGATGAATATATGAATGCTGAACGTACTACAGAACAGCATGCCATAGAGATACGAAAATTAATTGATAAATGGGATATTGATTGGATTTACATTGATTCTGCAGCACAGCAAACAAGATACGACTTTGCACAAAATTATGATATTAGTACTATCAATGCAAAGAAATCAGTACTCGATGGAATCGGACATGTCGCAGGAATTGTAGACAACGATGATCTTATTGTAGACCAAACTTGCAAACAAGCGCAGATGTCATTAGATCAATACCAGTGGGATCCGAATCCTAATTTATTAAAAGAAAAACCAAAACACAATATGTCATCCCACATGGCTGATGCTTTACGATATGCACTGTATACATTTGAAACTACAGCCACTACGTTTTAATAAGACCTGTAAAAAACAGTTCTTGACATATGATGTGACTTTTTGGTATAATTCTAATTAAGAGTTGAAATATGAAATTAAAAAGAGATTTAGTTAAATATGTACGAGACAAGGCTAAATCCAAATACAAGAAACAAAGTAGTTGTTATATTTGCGAAAGCAATATAGACTTAGATTTTCATCATTACTACGGACTGACCGAATTACTAGAAACTTGGTTGAAAAAACAAAATTATACTATAGAGAATGAGCAAGACATACTAGCACTTCGAAAGTCCTTTATTGATGATAACTGGGAGAAAGTGTATGATTACACAGTAACCCTCTGCCATAAGCATCATTTACGATTACATTCAATATACGGAAAAAGACCCAGATTGATCACAGCAGAGAAACAAAAACGTTGGGTCGAGAAGCAGAGACAAAAATATGGCATGGTACGATAGATTTTTAGGAAGAAGCGACGAAGAGAAGCTGAATCCTTCGCAATACGTTATTTCGAGAAACGAAGGGTTAACCGTAGACTCTCGTGAAGTAGTACCTAATTATCGTAACGCATATGAACAACTAGAAATCGTTAACAGAGCAGTTAATATGATTGTTGATGATGTTTCTGAAATCCCTTTCGCAGTTGGGGACAAACTAATTGGTACGAATAGCATACTAAAAAATATTCGTAAATCAAAAGTTAACTTACTTTTAAATATAGAACCAAATCCTTTTCAGGATATTAGTACTTTTAAAAGAAACTTAATTATTGACTTAATGATTGATGGTAACATATTTATATACTTTGATGGTACTCATATGTACCACTTACCAGCAAACAAAGTTACAATTTATACTGATGATGTTAATTATATTCAAAAATATACATATGATAACAGCATCGACTATTCAGTAAATGAGATTATACATGTTAAAGAAAACAGCTTTAACTCCATTTATAGAGGAACTCCAAGACTAAAACCAGCATACAGAACTATGCAGCTACTTAGCAACATGAGAAGTTTTCAAGATAACTTCTTCAAGAACGGAGCAGTTCCAGGATTAGTACTTAAATCTCCAAATACTCTTTCTGAAAAAATTAAAGAAAGAATGTTACAAGCATGGAGCATGAGATATAATCCAACAACAGGAGGCAGACGCCCTCTTATATTAGACGGCGGATTAGAAGTATCTAGCCTAACTAACATTAATTTTAAAGAATTAGACTTCCAAGCTTCTATTACAGCAAATGAGAAAATAATACTAGAAGCCATGGGAATACCACCCATCTTAATGGACGGTGGTAATAACGCAAACATAAGACCCAATCACAGACTGTACTATCTTGAAACTGTCTTACCAATCGTAAGAAAGTTAGGATATGCATTAGAACGATACTTTGGATTCTCACTATCTGAGGATGTAACAGGAATACCTGCTTTACAACCAGAACTGAGAGACCAAGCAGCTTATTATGCAACACTTGTAAATACTGGAATTATAAGTCCAAATGAAGCAAGAGAAGCAATAGGCAAAGAACCTGTAGATGGATTTGACGATCCAAGAGTACCGCAAAATATTGCAGGCTCTGCCGTTAATCCTGAAGAGGGAGGTCGACCACCAGAGTCGTCACCAATAGAGGAAGAATAAAATTATGACAAAAAACATGATGGCAAAAGCATTATCCGACTGGTTCGTAGAACAAGGCGTCGAATCAATGGATTTACCAACCTATAAAAGCCATGGTACAGACGTTCCCGTAAAAGACTATATGCTTAGACGAGCATTTGGATCTTGGAAACGAGTAATATCAGCCATGAAGAAAAGACATCCAGTAGTTGTTGCTGTTGAAGCTCCAGCTCCTGCTCCCGCACCAAAGGCTCCTAAAGCCAAGAAAGCGGAGAAGAAAGATGTCAAGTAAAATTTATCATTGGACTAGCACTTTTAAATCACTAGGCGAAAACGAAGATGGTGGTGTAGATATTAAAGGATCTGCTAGTACTAATGCTCTTGATAGAGCAGGCGACATAATCGAATCTGATGCTTGGACAAAAGGTGGATTGGAAAACTATAAAGGTAATCCAATTATTTTGTTTAATCATAATTATGATAAACCGATTGGTCGTGCAAAAGATTTAAAAGTTACAGACAACGGCTTAGAAATATCTGCAAAGATATCTAAAGCTGCTGGTGATGTAACGCAATTAATTAAAGACGGTGTCCTTGGAGCTTTTTCTGTTGGTTTCAAAGTCAAGGACGCTGATTATATGACTGAAACTGACGGATATAAAATAAAGGACGCGGAGCTTTTTGAAGTTTCTGTAGTATCAATACCTTGCAACCAAGGGGCAACTTTTGGACTAAGTAAGTCATTCGATAGCATGGAAGAATACAACAAGTACAAGCATACTTTTTATACGGCTAACTCAAACGATTCAGCAGACGCTGTTGAAATTGAGCAGCCAAGTACGGCGAAAGCCAAAGAAATGGAGACAAATATGTCAAAAGAAAAACAATCTCCTGAGAGCAACCCAGAGTTTAATCTTGAGTCATTTGCTGCAGAAGCTGCTGAAAAAGCAGTTGCTCAGTATGCAATGAAACAAGCTGAACTTAAAGCTGCTGAACAGAAGGCTGCAGAAGAATTAGCTCAAAAAGCTACTGAAGAAGCTGAAGTTCAAAAAGCCTCCGAGGAAGCAAAACAGGAAGAGCAAAAGACTGTAATCCAAGCTGGATTAACAGGTGCTGAAAAATTAATGTCTGACGTTGAGAAACGTGTGAATGATAACTACACTAACTTAGAAGGTGTTGTTAAATCACTAGAAGCTCAACTTGCTGAGAAATCTGAAGAAATCATGAACATTCGTGAGTCTAAAAGACATTTCTCTGACAGACAAGGTAACAACGGCGATTGGAAGAAATCCTTCGAGCAAGACATTGCAGATGCTAAA